GCAGCTTTAATTCCTAATAAGAATATTTACCGTCAAGAAGGTGATGATGAATATTATATTTATTTTTCAGAAGATACAGTAAGAAAAGCTTCTGAATTATTTCTTATGAGGGGTAATCAAAACAAATCTACTCTAGAACACGAAGCACAACTTCATGGTCTTTCTGTTGTAGAATCTTGGATTGTAGAAGATGAAAAATATGATAAATCAAAAAAGTACGATATGGATCTTCCTGTAGGTACTTGGATGGTTTCTATGAAGGTAAATAATGATGATGTATGGGAAAATTATGTTAAAACTGGTTTGGTAAAAGGTTTCTCTATAGAAGGGTATTTTACTGATAAGGTAAATATGGCGGAAATCGAAAAGATAAACGAAAGCGAAGCTAATGAAATACTTCTAGAGGTAAAAGATTATCTAAACGCTGAAAAGTATCAATTAAAATCTTATAATGATTATCCTGATGGAGTTGTAAGTAATGCTAAAAGAGTATTAGAATATGTAGATAAAAATGGATGGGGATCTTGTGGGACTGCTGTAGGAAAACGTAGAGCCTCCCAATTAGCCTCTAGAGCTAATCTAACAGTATCCACGATAAAAAGAATGTATAGCTTCCTAGCTCGCCACGAAAAGGATCTAGAAGCCTCTAAAAGCTATTCTGATGGGTGTGGTAAATTGATGTATGATGCTTGGGGAGGAAAAGCAGGGTTTAGATGGGCAAAGTCTAAACTTAAAGAAATAGGAGAATTAGATTTAGCATCACAAGTTATAGATAATGATTTTGCTATTATTGATGATAGACTTGCTTATTCTACAAAAGAAAAAGCAGAAGAAATGGCTAAAAATATAGGATGTGAAGGTTTCCATACTCATGAATTTGAGGGTAAAACTTGGTATATGCCATGTAAGACCCATGTTAAAGATGATATGAAATTACAAAAATGTCCGAAGGGTTTTGTTAAAGATAAAGCTGGTAAATGTGTAAAACGTAAATCATCTTATGCTGAAGTAGGAGAAAGAGGTGGTATAAAAAAATCACCAAAAGCACCTGCATCAAGTACACCTAATAAAAATCCAAAAGGTAAAGGCACAGCTAAAGGAAATGCAAAAGGTAAAACAGGAGCAAAAGTATCTGCTAAAGATAAAGCTTCATTACAAAAGAAAGCTGATGAATTTAATAAGAAATATAAAGATAAATTAGGCTATGGTGTGACTGTAGGTGTTTTATCTAGTGTATTTCAAAGAGGATTAGGTGCGTTTAATACAGGTCACTCTCCAAAAGTTAAATCTGCATCTCAATGGGCACACGCTAGAGTAAATGCTTATATGTATTTAGTTAAGAATGGGAGACCTCAAAATGCTAAATATACAACTGATTATGACTTACTACCAAAGAAACATCCAAAAAGTAAAAAATGAGAAGAAGAAAAAACGCTACAGTATCTAGATCATCACCAAAAGGAGGAAAAAGAGGATGTTTATGTTCAGATGGTAAAACCTATTCATCTAAATGTTGTGATGGAACTTTAGAGGCTCAAGGAGTGGGATCTGTTACAATAGGAGCGACAGATTCTGCAGGCACAATAACTATTATTGATACAACAGTTACAATTACAAGTACAAGCTCCTAAAAACCTAACACTTAATTTACAACCAATTACTTTTATAAACCTTAATAATTATTATGAGTGCGACAACTATTTTAAATGAGATTCTCCAAAAGTTGTCTAAACTATCAGATGAGCAACCAACTCCACAAGAGCTTTCAGAAATGGAAGTTCAAGAAGAGGTTGTAGAAGCTGTAAGTGAGACAACAGAGGAAGTTAAAGAGGAAACTACTACCGAGTTGTCTGAAGAGGTTGCTACCGAAGAAACAGAAGTTTCAGAAGTAGAAGCATCCGAAGATGAGTTGGAGGCAAGAGAAGAAACAGATCTAATGGAAGGTTATGTTTCGGAGGAAAAATATCAAGCAGATATGGGAGCTTTAAAAGCTGAAATTAATGCTATCAAGAAAATGATTGATGAAGAAATGGGTTATATAAAGAAAGAGAAAGAAGCTCTATCAGAGCAAGTAAAAGAGCTTTCTAAAGAACCTGCTGCAGAAGCAATCAAACATAACCCAGAAGAGGGAAATCCTAGAAAATTCGATTTCCAATATGGGCAAAATAAACCAATTAGCACGTTTGATCGTGTTATGGCTAGAATAAGTAATAATAAATAAACGTCTAAATTTAATTAAAAATGGCTACTACTACTTCAATTACTACTACCTATGCTGGTGAGTTTGCAGGTCAATATATCGCTGCAGCTCTACTAGAAGGTGCTACCATCGCTAACGGTGGTATTACAGTAAAACCTAATGTAAAGTTAAAAGAGGTTATAAAGAAAGTATCTTCTAACGATATTGTTAAGGATGCAACTTGTGATTTTTCAGCTACTTCAACATTAACACTTACTGAAAGAATTCTTCAACCAGAAGAGCAACAAGTTAATTTACAACTATGTAAGAAAGATTTTGTTTCTGACTGGGAAGCAGTTCAAATGGGATACTCTTCATTTAGTAACTTACCTCCAGCGTTTAGTGATTTCTTAATCGGTCACGTTGCTGCTAAAGTTGCTCAAAGAACAGAAAACTCAATCTGGACAGGAGATACTTCAACAAATGGACAGTTTAATGGTCTAACTACTCAAATAGCTCTAGATGCTGACTTACCTTCAGGACAAGAGGTTTCAGGAACTACAATAACATCTTCTAATGTTATTGCTCAATTAGGGTCTATTGTAGATGCTATTCCTTCTGCTCTTTATGGAAGTGAAGATCTATTCTTATATGTTTCTCAAAATATAGCAAGAGCTTATGTGAGAGCTTTAGGTGGATTTGCTAGTGGAGTAGGATCTGCTGGTGTTGATAGTAAAGGTACACAATGGTGGAATAATGGAGCATTATCTTTTGATGGTGTAAAAATATTTATTGCTAATGGTCTTGCTGACAATACAGCTATCGCTGCTGAAAAATCTAACTTATTCTTTGGAACAGGCTTACTGTCTGATCATAATGAAGTAAAAGTTATAGATATGGCAGATCTTGATGGTTCTCAAAATGTGAGAGTTGTTATGAGATTTAGTGCAGGTGTACAGTATGGTATTGTTACAGATATCGTTACTTATGGTATTACGAACTCTGCTAACTAATAAATTAATCAACTAACTTTAAAGGGTGGGTGAGCCTAAAGCCTACCTACCCTTTTTTAATATTTATAATTATGGCTTGTGATTTAACTGGAGGAAGAAAAAAACCCTGTAAAGATGCTGTAGGTGGTATTAGAAAAATTCATTTTGTTGACTTCGGAGATTTAGGAACTATTACCCTAACTGATGACGAAGTAACAGATATGGATGGAGCTTTTACTTTCCATACATACGATGTAAAGGGTAATTCTTCTTTAGAAACTAACATTCAAACATCTTTAGAGAATGGTACAACATTCTTTGAATCTGTTGTGAATTTGACACTACACAAACTTACTAAAGAGGATAATAAAGAACTTAAGTTAATGTCTTTTGGAAGACCTCATGTTTTCGTTGAAACATTTGACGGTAATTTACTTTTAGTAGGTCGTGAACATGGTGCTGAAGTTACTGGAGGTACAATGGTAACTGGAACTGCAATGGGAGATCTTCAAGGATACACCTTGACTCTTACTGCAAATGAGGTAACCCCTCCTAACTTTGTAAATGGAGCAACTGCTGCTGACCCATTCGCAGGAATGGCTAGTAATCCTGATACTCCTTCAACACAAAGAACTCCCTAATATTACATAGGGTACTATAGAAAGGGGCTATATGCCCCTTTTTTTGTATCTTGTAAAAACAAAACAACTACCGTTTAGTTATTTTGTATATGAATATATTACCAACAACAGGGAGTCAAGTTCTTAAGATTGTACCTCGTAAAGATACGAGTGATCCAATAATTAAATTGACTAATAAGGATACTAATAAGACTGTTACAGTTACTCCAACAAAAACTAGCGAAGGTCAGTATATGGTGCTTACTGGAACATTTAATCTTTCAGAAGATACTTTATATAGATACTCTGTGGAGTTATCTAGTTCAAATACAGAAGAAATTTATAGAGGCTTAATATACTCTACCAATCAAAATAACGTAGAAAAATACTTTGTTAATGATTCTCAATATATAGAAGAAAGTAGCTACGACAATGAATTTATAATATTATAATGGGAAAAAGAATACCAAACAGAAAACCTCAACCGCTACCTAAAATAAAAGATAGCGTTCATGTTGTTAGTTTATCGAGTTATACAGCTCCAGAGGTTATAGAATCAAAGAGATATGATTGGGTGGGATACGGTGATGATAATATGTACTTTCAATATCTTATAGACAGATACAATGGATCTCCAACTAACAATGCTGCCGTAAATGGTATATCAGAAATGATTTATGGTAGAGGATTAGATGCTACTGATTCAGAAATCAAGCCAAAAGAATACAAGAAAATGAAAGAACTATTTTCTAAAGATTGTATGAAGAAGGTTTGTTATGATTATAAAATGATGGGTCAAGCTGCACTTCAAATAATCTATTCTAAAGACCATTCAGAGATCGTAGAGGTATCACATATGCCTGTAGAGACGTTAAGGGCGGAGAAGGCTTTAAATGGCGAAATAAAGGGGTATTATTACTCACCTGATTGGAGCGAAGTTAAACCTAATGAAAGACCAAAGAGAATTTCAGCTTTTGGAATGAGTAAAGATGGTATTGAGATACTTTATATTAGACCTTATAGAGCAGGTTACTATTACTATTCTCCAGTTGATTATCAAGGAGGCTTACAATATGCTGAATTAGAAGAGGAGATAGCAAATTACCATATAAGTAATATCCAAAATGGATTACAACCAAGTATGTTGATTAACTTTAATAATGGTACTCCTGATAAAGAGCAGAGAGATATGATTGAAAGAGCAATATATGAGAAGTTTAGTGGGAGTAGTAATGCAGGTAAATTTATATTAGCTTTTAACGATAGTAAAGAACTAGCAGCAACTGTAGATCCAATTATACTAAATGATGCTCATCAACAGTATCAATTCTTATCTGATGAGTCTATGAAAAAGGTTATGGTATCCCATAGGATAGTTTCTCCAATGTTGGTTGGTATTAAAGATAATAGTGGATTAGGTAACAATGCAGAAGAACTTCAAACAGCTTCTTTACTTATGGACAATACTGTTATTAGACCTATGCAGGTTACAATACTTGATGAACTAGAAAAAATATTAGAGTTTAATAATATTAATTTAGACATATACTTTAAAACATTACAACCTTTAGAATTTACTGATTTAACAAATGCAATTAGTGATTCTGAAATAGAAAAAGAAACTGGTGTAAAAAGAGACGTTGAAGAGACGATTGACGAACAAATAGAAGAAAAAGAATAATGGCTACTGCACTATTTATAAAAAGAGCTGATATAGTAAGAAATACTGCTTTAAGTGGTAGTGTAGATCCTGATAAGTTTCTACAATTTATAAAACTAGCTCAAGAAATACATATAAGGAATTATTTAGGAACTGATTTATATGATAAAATTAGTAGCGATATTGTATCTAGTAATTTATCTGGAGATTATTTATCGTTAGTTAATGATTATATACAGCCTATGCTTATTCATTTTGCTATGGCAGAATACTTACCTTTTGCAGCTTATACTATAAGTAATGGAGGAATATATAAACATAATAGCGAGAATTCAACACAACCAGAAAAAAGTGAAATAGATTCACTTACAGCAAAAGAAAGAGATTATGCTCAATACTATACTGATAGGTTTATTGATTATATGAATTTTAACGCTCCTAGTAAGTTCCCAGAATATTATAGTAATAATAATGAAGATATTTATCCTGATAAGGACAGCACTTATTCAGGCTGGGTTTTATGAAGAAACAGTATAAGATAAAGAAAGATAACGAAATAAAGTTAAATAGTTATCTTAAAAAGAATAAAAATGAGTTGGGGAAAGATATACGAGACAACACATTTCGGAGAAATAAATAATAATATTGGGTGGGGCGATATTTACGAGACTATCGTTAACACTTTTGTAAGACCTTTGGCAAGTACATCTAGATTATTCGCAGATGCTATCAACTATCTTGCAAGTAATTTTTATAGTGAATAATGGCAAATACAATAAATTGGGCGGTTTCATATTGTAGTAGTTGGTGGGGTAATAACTCCAATCAGTCTACTGTAGATATAGATTCTAAACCCCCTTGTCTATAATTAATAATAACAAGAAATGGCAAAACAGACAGTAGGTATTGGTTCGGTAGCAAACGATGGAACAGGTGATCCGTTAAGAACCGCATTCGATAAAATAAATGATAATTTTGACGAGGTATATGGAGCTGACTTCGTTGATGAACCAAATTTAAAAGTTACTAATTCACCTATAGATGGTTATGTATTGACTTATGATTCTGCTACAACAGGGTTTACTTGGGAGCAAAAGTTTGATGGAGATATAACAAGTATAGCGGCAGGTAATGGACTTACAGGCGATGCTACTTCAGGAGATGCTACTTTAAATGTAGTAAATGCTACAAATGGAGGTTTATCAATAAACACAAATGATATTAATCTTGACCTTAATGATTTATCTAGTGGTACTGTAAATGTAGCTAATGATAGTATTGCTATTGTAGATGCTGATGATTCAAACGCTACCAAAAAAGAATCTATAGTTGACTTTGTAAGTGGTATTGCTGGATCAGGATTATCTGCTAGTAATGGACAATTAAGTGCATCTGGCAGTAGTTATTCTGTTGCTAACTCATCTAACAATAGGGTAGTCACTTCAGTAGATTCTGCAAGTGGTAATGCAGAAGCAGATTTAACGTTTGATGGTAATAATTTAGTAGTAGATGGAGATGGGTCTACAGGAGGTGTAACTGTTTCTGATGGTAGTATACAAATGAGAACAGGAACAGGTAATGTTGCTGAAATACGAATGTACTGTGAATCGAGTAATGCACATTTTCAAACATTAAAAGCACAACCTCATTCAGCATCTAGTAGTGCTGTACTTACCTTACCTACAGCTACAGGTACATTAGTTGGTACAGGTGATACAGATAGTGTATCTAATTCAATGATGGCTGACAATGCTATAGACCACGACCAATTAGCAAATAGATATACTGCTAGTAGTGCTGTAACATCAGCAACTGCAATAACAATAGATACCTCAACAGCAGATGTATTTACTTGGACAGCAGGACACTCAACCACAATAGCTTTTACAAATGTTAAAATAGGTTCTACTTGTGTTTTACAAATAACAGGTAGTGGTGGTTCTTATACTTTAGCATTGGGTAATATAAACGGTTCAGCAGGAACTTTTAACAAGCTAGGGGGAACTTATAGTGATACAGGTTCTGCAAAAAACTTAATAGAATTTAAATTTATATCAACGTCTGAAGCGTGGTATCAAATCTCACAAATAGGATCATAATGGCATACGCAATAAATAGAAACGGAACAATACAGGTATATACATCAATACCTAAAGCATTTAAAGGTAGTCAAAAAGAATATCTAGGAGGGTTTGACCAATTACCAAGATCAGAACAAAAATCAGAAGGTTTGTTTGATGTAGTATTACCAGATGGTTATAACTCACAAATTCACGATTTAGGAGAAATATTTTGGGATAGTGAAAATATTCAATTTACATATCCTAAAACAAATAAAACTTGGACACAAACTTTAGCAGAGTTAAAAACTCAAAAGATAGCAAACTTAAAAGCTATTGCTAATAGTAAACTATCTGAAACTGATTGGGTAATTATAAGAGATACTGAATTAGGTAATACTACTGATTCTGACATAACAGATGCTAGAGCAGCAATAAGAACAACTGTAGAAACAAAAGAGGGCGAAATAAACGCCAAGACCACAAAAGCACAAGTAGTACAGTACGACATAAACTTATAATATGGCTTTAAATAGAAAGACATTTAAGAAGGTAGCAGGAGATGCTCCTTCAAATCTTCCATCAGGTTATTTCAATACAGTTACCTATACAGGAAATGGAAGTGCTCAACGTATAGGTGGACATATAAATAGAGGTGCAGTATTTAATGGTAGTAATAGTTCAATATCAATTACAGGTGGAGGAATTGGAAATGATTCAACTGCAAGAGTAACTTTTTCTGTTTCTATATGGGTTAATACGACAGCAACATCTGCTTCTGCAATTATTAGTGATTATGATGGTTTGGGTTATTCATTTTATCTCCAAACGAATGCTAATGGCACACTTAATATAGGTAATTATATGGATGGTGTCGGTTCTTTTACAAGTGGAACTGCAACAATAAATGATGGGAATTGGCACAATCTTATTTTGATAAATAACACAAGTGATAATACGCAAAAATTATTTGTTGATGGCAATAGTACCCCTGATATTAATCATACTTTAACAAGTGGCACTAAAAACGCAGTTGCTATTCAAATTGGTTATTATACGACAGGAGGAAATTATTTTAATGGAAAGATAGACCAATTAAGATTCTTTAACAAAGAACTATCTTCCACAGAAGTAACTACTTTATATGAAGAAACATTTGCATCTACTACAATATCTACTACAGATATTTTTAATGACGGTTCTGGAGTGGCCTTATATCAGTTAGACGGTAATGCTAATGATACAGGAGGGGTTAATGCAGCTTTAACTCCAGTATATGGTAGTAGTAATAAAGCAGCTATATTTAACGGTAGTAATAGTCAGATTACCTTACCTGATTCATTAGGAACAGCGATGGGTAATAATAATTTTTCTGTATCTTTTTGGGTTTATGTCAACGATGCTTCACACGATGAAATTTATTTATCAATAACTAGACCTTATGACTTTTATATTAGTAAATTTTCTGGAATTATATATTTAAATCTAGGAGCTTTAGGTTACAGCACAGGTGTTTCTTTAGGTACAGGATGGCATCACATAGCAGTGACGAAAAGTAGTTCATCTGGGTCAATTTTATATCTAGATAACAACGCTACTGCTAATTCATCTAAAACAGGGAACATTACTGCTAATTCTGTAGCCAATTCTATAGGTAACTATAACGGAGGCTCTTATGTTGTAGATGGTGCAATGAACAGAGTGAGAATATATGACACAGTATTATCATCTACAGACGTATCTAACCTTTATAACGAGACTAATATACCTACTTCAAATCTAGTAGCTAATTACGAATTAAACGGAGATGCTACAGATGAGACAGGTAATTATGACGGTACTGCTACTAATGTAACTTATGAAATCCCTATAGAAGGATATGAGAAGATAGA